ATGCGGCGGGAATACTTCGCGTCCTCGCAGTCGCACGGCTCGCCCAGGCAGCGCCACGTCTCGCGCACCTCCTCGCGTGCGAACACGCGATTGCACAGCGTCGCGACGACATCGCTATTCTGCTCGATAAGTTGCTCAATATAAGCGTCGCTGGTCGTGGGGTCGCCCGCCGTAAGCTGCAAGCCCGTCCGCGCTTGGTCGACCGTCAGCAGATTGAAATTCTCTGCCGGCGTAAGAACCTTGATCAGGACATCGGCCATTTTAATCTCGCGTCAGCAGGCGCCGCTCGGTGTCCTCGCTGAGACGGCTCAGTTGATCGGCATATTCGGAGATCGCCGCCATCGAGTCCGCGATCTTGCGGCGCTCTTCCATGATCAAGTTGGTCAGATGCGCGACGGCATCAGCCGTGTTGTGTGTTCGTCTATCCGCCATGACTCACCTCATCAGTGCGACCAGCGCGGCGTTGCGGCGGCGTTCGGCCGCGATCAGCGCCAACACCAGTGCGTTGCGCCGCTTGGAATCGCGCGGCAATTGGACGAGCGGCCGAGGCTGCACCAGGGTCGTCATCCGTTTCAGTTCAGCGATGCGCGCGCTTTGCAGGATCGCGAGCGCTTCCCGATTATTCACGTGTCTCCTCCAGGAATCGTTCGAACAAGCCGCGAAGCTCCAGTGGTTTGCCGATCTTGCCGTTCGACATCAGCGGGCTCGCGCGATAGAGATTGCGGTCGATCTGCCACGAGACGATCTCCGGTGCCTCAGCGCCGGGCTCGCCCTGCTCGCCCTTCTCGCCACGCAGACCACGCTCGCCCGGCAGGCCAGGGCGCCCGGCTTTTCCTTGTCGCGCCATCAGTTGCCATCCTTCCCCAGGACACACGCCCGGATCGTTGCACTTGGCGATGAACGTGGCGCCGTCGAGCGCGACGATATCGAGCCGCTCGTACTTTTCATACGCGTCGTAAGTGCCACGAACGTTTGGTGAGATTGCATCGGCGCCGCGATGCGCGATGCAGACCCAATCGGCATGCGTGACGCCTTGGCCGGTGTCGCGCACAGCTTGATAGGTGCTGCCTTCGTGCGTCACGATCTCGCCAGCGTAGTGGACTTTCTGCGCCTGGAAGACTTTGACGATCGTAAGCTTGCCGTCTTTCCCCGGCGGACCATCGATGCCGCGTTCGCCGCGTGGGCCGGCTTCACCTTTCTCGCCGCGTGCGCCTTCGCGCCCCGTCTCACCCTTCGCGCCTCTCTCACCTTGCGCACCACGCGCGCCAGCGGGTCCAACCAACCCGATCTGACCGCGCTCACCTTTGTCACCTTTTTCGCCCTTGTCGCCTTTCTCGCCGTGTGCTCCGACTTCGCCATCTAAGCCTCTCTCACCTTTTTCGCCGCGCAGACCGATCGGCCCGCTTTCGCCGCGTCCACCTTGATCACCTTTTTCGCCGCGCTCGCCGGGAATGCCTGGCTCTCCGCGTTCGCCCGTCAGCCCGCGCTCGCCGGGCACACCATCGAGACCCTTCTCGCCGCGCTCGCCTTGCGCACCGCGCGGCCCAATCATTCCCATCTCGCCGCGTGCGCCTTTCTCGCCGCGCTCGCCCGGCAGACCACGCTCGCCTTGCGCACCATGCTCGCCCGGTGCGCCATCGAGCCCACGTTCGCCGCGCGGACCGATCGTGCCAGCCTCGCCCTTCTCACCACGTTCGCCGCGCTCGCCAGCAACGCCGGGCGCGCCATCGAGTCCTGGCTCACCGCGCAGGCCGGATTCGCCGCGCTCGCCCTGCAAGCCGATCGGCCCGATCGCGCCGGCCTCGCCGCGCTCGCCGCGCGTGCCCTGGAGGCCGGGAAGACCGCGTTCGCCACGCTCACCTTTCTCGCCGCGCAAGCCCGGTGCGCCATTGAGTCCGGGCGCACCCTTCTCACCCGCCAGACCGGGCAGGCCGGGCTCTCCGCGTTCACCGGCTTGACCCGGCTCACCCTTCTCTCCGCGCTCGCCCGACAACCCGCGCTCGCCGCGCTCGCCCCGCGGCCCGGCAATCCCAGGCTTGCCGACATCACCCTTCTCGCCGCGCAGTCCTGGCGCGCCGTCTGCGCCGGGCGGTCCTTTCTCGCCGGCCGGACCGCGCGGACCGATCTCGCCGCGTTCACCTCTCTCGCCGCTCGGACCGACCTCGCCGCGCTCACCCGGCCATCCACTCTCGCCACGCGCGCCGGTCGGACCGGGGTCGCCTTTCTCGCCGCGCTCGCCCGCTGCACCCGGCAGGCCATCGCGACCCGGCTCACCCTGCAAGCCCATCGGACCGAATTCGCCGCGCTCGCCACGCTTCCCGCGCTCACCCGGCAATCCGCGCTCACCCATCGGCCCAGGCTCGCCGCGCTCACCGGGCTCACCCTGCGGTCCGGCAGGCCCCAGCAGGCCATCGAGGCCGCGCTCGCCCGGCAGCCCCTGCAGCCCGCGCTCGCCTTGCGCGCCACGCTCGCCGCGTTCGCCGTCGAGACCTCGATCGCCTTTCTCGCCGCGCTTGCCGCGCTCACCTGGGAGACCGGCGTCGCCCTTCTCGCCGCGCGGACCGATATCACCACGCTCGCCGCGCAGCCCGGTCTCGCCGGTCGGTCCAGTCAAGCCATCGATGCCAGCCGGCCCCGCCTCGCCTTGCTGACCACGCTCGCCGCGTTCGCCGCGCTCGCCCGGTGCACCATCTGCGCCGGCAAAGCCGCGCTCGCCGATCGGACCCGGCAAACCGGGCGGACCCTGCTCGCCGTCCTTCAACTCCGCGAGCCGCGCGGTGATCATGGTGTTGAATTCGTTGCGCCACTCGATCACCTGCGCGCGCAATTCCGAGACGACGGACTGCGCCTGCGCCTGCATCGCGCGCGCCTGCGCCTCGATCACCTCGCGCTCACGCTCCCACTGCCGCCGCTGGTCGGACAGAACCTGACCGAGCGCTTGATGAAGTGCGTCAGGCAATACGTCGTCGATCGTATCGATCTGCTTCACGGTTCACCAACCGAAGATGCTGAGACGTACTCAATTCGCTCAAACGCTTCAGCCGTTTGCTCATGTCCTCGTCATCGCCGCGCAACGGTTGCGCCGCGGCCGGCGGCGATGGCGGCGAAGACGGCGCGCCTGGGACTGTCGCTGATTCCACGCCCGGCGTGACACCGCCGCCCTGCGTTTCAATCGCACCCGCCGCGGACAACGGCACGACCTGTTGCTGCACGCGCGGCTCCTCGCCGTATTTGACCTCTGGCAAATCTTCCTGCGCACGTGCTTCGTTGGGCGAGAACACGCCGCCCTGCACGCCACGCACCAGCATGTCGATGCGGTCCTTCTGCGCCGAGCGCAACAACGCCGCGGTGTTGAACTCGACGTATTCGTCCGGCTGGCCGTAGAGATTGAACAGAACGCCGAAGGCTTCCTCGATGTGGTTCAGGCAGAAGCCGAGACCCGATGCGAGCCAGAAGCCCATCAACTGCTCGGTCGTGCCGCTCGGCCCGCCGCCCAATCCAAGCACAGCGAGCGGAATGCGAAACACCAACGCGATCTGCTCTTGCGTGAGCCGCAGCAACTCGGCGATCTGCATGTCCTTGGCGGCGCCGGGCACATTCCACGGCTGCACCTTCAGTCCTGCGGTCAAGATCGGCACGCCGCCTGCATGCAGCCCCTTCGCCTGCTCATTCCACCTGTCTCTCAAAGCCTGGACCTGATCCTTGTCGAGCACGAGGTCGGTCGACAGCACGGCGCTCGGCCGCGCTTCATTCTCAAAAAACTTTTTCTGCTGGTTCTTCATCGACTCGTACCACTCGATGGCGCCATAGGCGGCCACCAGCGGCGTCTCACCCACGAGCGGCCAAGGCCAGCGCGTGCGCTCAAGTGTGTGCAAGCGTATGTGCAGCACATCGCGCGCCGGCACCATCAGGTGTCGCTCGCTGCTGCCCAGTCGGTACTGATCGGCGATGCCGTCCATGCGGCGATCGATCATGCTGTTGCCGCCGAGACGATAGAACACCTCGCCGGTTTCGGCGACAACGGACGGGCTCGACTGGCGCGGGTCCATCAAATGAAGCTCGTCGACCTCGAAACGATCGTTGCGCAACGCGAGCGCATACGCGTTGCCGTCCATGTAGAGCGAACGCGTCGCGTTCATCATGAAATCGGAGATCGACTGATATTCATTCGGATGACGCAAGATGCGCGACAGCGCACTCGTCGTCACGCGCTCGCGACCGCCATTGTCGAGTCGCAGCCAATGGTCCCCAGGGCACATCGCCACGGTCTGTGCGTAAGCCGAGATGCACGCCTCGACCATTGCGCTTTGGCTGGAGCGGCCAGAGAGAACGCCACCCATCTGCCACCAGTTATAATAATCCCCATACCCTGGCGACCCTGGCGTAAGCCAGCCGCCTGAGACCGGCAGATGCCACGGACCAGAGCGGACGCTTCCTTCCGTTGCCTTCGCCACGATGGAAGACCAGATACGTGAGAGCATATTAGGCATTTCTATCCACCATTTGCGAATTCTCCGAAGTACTTCTTAGCCGCAATGCAATATGCAGTGTGCGCCGCCTCCGGTGTCTCAAAATAGCCGAGACTAATAGTGCGATTAGCGACTCTGATCACAGATCGATATTTCGTTTTTTCTAAAAACGGCGCACATCTTGGGTTTACTCCCACTCCATATTGCTTAGCCGCCGCGATGTACGCCGCACATGCCTTTTGCGCCGTCTCGAAACGCCCGAGATGGATACGATGACCATCTACACTAATTCTCGCACGATATCTTTCTATTGGCCTGTTGACGCATTTCAGTTTTAGTTTTTTGCGCGCGAGGACCAATGTATTGGCTTGTTGCTGCTGTCTATTGGCTTCTCGAAGATTTATCCATCTATTGTCGTCCGGATGATTATTGATGTGATCAATTTCATTCACTGGCCACCGCCCAGTCATATAAAGAAACGCAAGACGAGATGCCTGATAATCTCGTCTCTCTATTACGACAACCCGCCATATTCGGCGCCCACGTCGCCTCGTTTTTCCTGCAACATATCCCTCTTTAATATGATTAGCAGGGCTTACCAACCAAGTAAAATCGCCTGTCTGGGGATCATAACGCAGAATCCTTCGCAAGCGATCTGCCGTTAAGCCACTATCATAATCAGTGATCTTAACCACTGGCGTACTCCTACTCTACGCAAACTGGTCTTTCCGTCGCCCTGGTGACGACGGAAGACCAGATTCGTGCAAGCTGAGCACCAAGGCCCATTCTATTTCTCCGCCTTCGGCGCCGGCCTCGGCGCGTCGGACTCCTCGCGTTCTTCGCGCAGCTTTTGCTCCATCCGCGTTGGCGTCATCGGACGACGCAGCGGCGGTGATGGCTCCTCCCTCGATCGCGGCGCGGGCGCGGGCTCTTCGTGTCGGACGGGAGGCGTCGCCTGCGGTTGCACAGCAACAGGCTGGGCAACAGCACGCTGCTCATCGCGATCATCGTCCTTGCGCGGGAGGTTCACGCCGGTCTTGATGAGGTCGAGTTCTCTCTGCGTTGGCGTCGCCCTCATCCTCAATCTTGCAGCGCGCTGTTGTTCGTCAGCGCGCTGCCCAGGCCGCGGAGTGTCTGCCATGCAGCTTCTCCGCTAGCTTATGTACGCGGCTGCGGCGGCTGCGGCTGCGGCGGCTGTCGCGGCGGAGCAGCAGCACGACGCGGAGCCTGACGGCTTCCAGCAGCCGCGGCGTGCGCGCCAAGCGGAGCGGCCCATCCGATCGGCCACACGGCCGGCGGCGCGCCGCTGGGCGATTTGGTGCGAAGGTGGGTACCTTCCTTGATTTGATCCAACTCCGCCTGCGATGGTGTGGGTCTGCCCATCATCAGATCAGCATAGGCTGCCATTATCGTCTCCTCTTTTTTCCCCGTGCTTCCACTACGGACAAACGAGGTGCCCGTATGAATTCCTGTAGCAGTGCCTGCCGTAATAAGCGGCCCCGGCAGCAGCGCCGACATACGCGCCGTGCCTCACGGCCCGCCGCGTAGTGCGTCGTGCGACGCCAGCCACGCTCCCTGGCGTCGCCGGACGCCCGATGCGCGCCTGCGCCTGTGTGACGACAGAGCCGTTGTCGTCGGCGACGAGAACCACCATTGCGACCGCAATCGCCAGTGTCAGTTGCGAGGTTTTTGTCATCATTAGCTCCCAGGTTTGTCGAGCAGGAACTTGCCGGGGAAACGCGCATTGATTGTCAGCCCGAGACGCTGTGCGAATTCATGCACCGCCTGGACGACACCCGGCCAGCAGTCAAGATAATCATCGCCGATGAACACGCCGCCAGGGCGCAGGACTTTCCAATAGGCGACGAGGTCCGCCGCAACGTCTTGGTACTCATGGCTGGCATCGAGATAGATCGCGTCGGCCTGCAAACACTTGAGCAGAAAAAATTTCGCTGCCGTGCTGGTGTCGACAGGAAACGGGACGATCACATCGGCATGACCAGCGCGCAACACGTTGGTCATGAACGTGTTGTAAAGCTCGGGGCGGCCGAATTTGAGCGCCAGCGACGGCAGGAAGCGCGTGTCGAGCCAAAGCTCGACCGAGCCAAGCCACGTGTCAACGCAGATCAGTTGCGGCCCAGCGATTCCGTAGCGCTTCATCAGTCCGGCGGTCCTGATCGCGCTGGCACCCTTCCAGGTGCCGACCTCGATCATGCGCGATGGACGATAGGTCGAGATGACGTGTTCGAAGATCGGCGAATCCTGGCCCCAGCCTTGGAGGTCCGCCGCGAACATGTTGACCGGGAAACCTTCGTATGGATTCGTAGCATGAATTTCCCGCATCCAATCACTTGGCATTGGCGCACGCGGCCATGGCGAACGCAGCGTTTTTCTCGATCCGCTTGCGGTTCACCGCATCGACATCATCGTGCTCCAAGATCGTGCGCGCGGCGAGCCAACTTTCCGCCGGCAGACCGGCCCAATAGGCGGCGATAGCGTATTCGTCGAGCAAGCCCCAGCCATAGACCCACGGCTCGATGAAAAGCCCTTCGGGTTGCCGGCGACCAAGACCGCGTCGGGCAAAAGCGAGCGCCTCGTGCTGGCATCCGTTGCGACGGCAGACAGCAGCGGCGCCGTGATAGGCTTCGGCACGTGTCGGGACGAGTGCGATGGCACGTTTCCAGAGGTCGAGCGTTTCGACCACCGGACGCTCCAACCGCGCAGTGAGCCGCGCCGCATTGAGCAGCGCAACGTAAGCTTCCTCGATCCATCCCGGCATGCTGGCCCGTTGCAAATACACCGCGAGGGCTTTCTCCCGCTCACCGCAATCGCGCCAACTCTGCGCGAGATAGAACGTGTACCGCGGCTTGAGGTCTTCGTCGGTACCATCTGCAATCGCGCGTTCGAGAAGCTCGGCATCGTGGCGATAGACTTCGCGATCACGCCCACGCACACCGCCGCCGATGATGCTGATGGAGAGTTTATCGAGCGCGCCTTGCTGAAATGGTTCGTCGCAATGCAGAAATTCGTGAATGACACCACGGAATCGGAACGGCTTGTGATTGCTGCACAGATGCGCTCGCCGATGTGCGAGATTGCCGTGCCGGATCGGGATCGCGTAAGCGTCCGACGTGAGCCCTTGCTTGATCGCGGCGGGATCGCCCTCGATCTTGAGCACGTCGTCGGCGTCGAGAATCAGCGCGTAGTCGATCTCGCTGAGATTGCGCAGTTGGGCCAGCACGTAACTGCGATTATAGCCGAAGTTACGCCAAGGCTGCGAGATGATCTTGCCCGCAATGCGGTTCGCCCGCATCCAATCCGCGACGATATGCTGCGTGCCGTCGCTCGATCCGGTGTCGCAGACAAGCCCGTAGTCGATGATCGGTCGCACACTGTCCAGGGCGCGGGTGATGACCGCCGCTTCATTCTTGGCGATCATGGTCAGGGCAACGGTTGGCATGGACTATGCGATTCGGACGTTTTCCTTCGCGCCGTCTGGCAGCGGCTCGCCCAGGGCGCGATACGAGGCGGCATAGAGATTGTGATAATTGACAGTCGGATGATCGGTCGTGACAGACGCCAATCCACGCCGCTCCAGCATCGAGTAGAAGACCCGGTCACCCATCAGCGCGAGACGCTCGGGGATCATCGCCCATAGCGGCAGCGTGGCGAATGCGCCGGGCAGGAAGAACAGGCAGTTGGTGTCGTAGGGCCATGTTTCCGCCAGCGGCATGATGCTCTCGTCCGGCCGCCGCAGCGTGCGCTTGGCCACCACGTAGTCGGATGATTCGCGCGCCGCCGCGGCGAGACAGGTCGCGACGTGGTCCGGCTCCAGCCAGTTGTCGGCATCGAGCAGCCCAATCGCGTCGTAGCCTTCGGCAATCGCGAGCAGTGCGCCGATCGCGCGCGCCGCGTTGCCGGCGTCGTCGTGCTCGCGATCGAGCCGGATGTGGCGGCGACGATGAACGCGCAACACGTCGTCGAGCCAGTCCCGCGGATGCCCGTCCGCGACCATGAAGTGATCGACCTCGACGGTCTGCGCGTACACACTCTTGAGGCAACGCTCCAGCAGCAAGCGCGTCTCTTTGTAATACGGCGTGATGATCGCGACGCGTGGCATTCACTCAACCCCGCGTCAGATCGCGAACAGGCCAACTCGATTTTTCCGCGGCTACGTTCTCTGGGCGCACCCTTGTTGATTTGTCGACAAGCTGCCCATTCTCGACATAAAACTCTGACGTATAGTCAATCTTCGGATAAGCCTCAACGGTAATATAACTCAAGCCATCAACCTCACGCTCTTCCTCCGGGTGGATAACAATAACTCGCCCAGTTGCCGCCTCATATCCGACTTTAAACATATTGACCCCCCGTCAGCGGCGTGGCGGCTGTGGTGGAGGCGTTCTCGCTGGAGGTGGCGACGACTGTGGTCTCGGTCGCGGTGTCCTCGCTGCGGGCGACGGCTGCGGCGGCTGCGGCGAAGCCCCCGGTTGTCTTGCCGCTCGTCTTGCCTCTCTTGCTGCCGCCGCTTGGGCACTAGGACCAACGACATTTTCATCCGGTGGACCTGGAGGCGGCCGATCTGGGACATCCACACCCATTTCCCGTAACTCATCTCGAATCGTATCTCGTCGCGCAGTCAATTGTTGCGTAATTCCAGTAACCATCTGCGCCGGATACGCCATGTGATCTGTTCGCACCATAAAACCTGTTGGTTGTCTTAGTTCATCAGGAAGCGGTGGCCCGATCATCATGGCAAGAATCTTCGCGCCGTCACCAAACATAAAAAGTGCTTGATTGATGCTCCGGTATTCTTGGTTCAGCGACGCCGCGCGCTGCAGTTGTCTCTGTTCAACCATGTAACTCTCCTTTTCCCACGAAACGACCAGTCATCATTGGCCGCATGATTTTAGGCAGAACGACGATATCATAGAGTTCGTTTACGACATCTTCGAAACGAAACCAGTGAACAAGATTGCCGCTTCTGGTATCTAACACATATACGGCGCAGCGTTGATCGACGCTGAGATCATTAAGCGTTTTCTGTAATGGATTAATGGCTCCGGATGGGATTGCGGTGCTACGAGGTTTCGAAAGCCCGATCAATGCATAATGACCTACAATTGCAAGCCCGCGCA